GTTCTGCCTCTGGAAACACTCCTTTGTTAATAACATCCATTCCCTGTTCGGGAGTTATTAACCCCAGCTCCATTAACCTTGTGGCTACTCTTTGAGTTTGGGTCGAGTCTTTTGTGTCAACTTCTTTGAATCTAGCTGTGGGGTAATTTCTAAATCCCATGTTTTTGCAAACCTGCTTAATTTCAGGCTGTAAAAAGTCATTTAAGAATCCTTGTCTAGACTCTTTAAGTCTTTCTAGAAATATTTCGGCTTTGACCGCGGTATTGCTATACTTTTCACTGCCCACGATAATATTCTGAAGCCCTTCTTTAATATCTTCATTAACGATTCGGTATTTTTCATACCCCAAAATCTTATTCATGTCAGGAATAACAAACTCTGCGTTGGTTGTATAATCAGAAACCAAGACTCTGCCAACGCTTTCGTTTTTAAAAAGCTCTTGCATCGCAGAAAGGTTGTTATGATTGATCCCCCCTTTGTTGGGCTCGTTGCCCATTGTTATAAGTAATATGACATTTTCAATCGTGCGAACAATTGCCTGGTCAATTTTTTTAAACTCAAGCTTCATGTTTATGTCTTCTAAGACAGAAAACCCAAACGGCACAGCAAAAGGCTCGTAATCTTGTTTTTTATAAAAAGAATATCTTAAGCTTTCTGGCTCAAGTTCAATTTTTGCGCCATCAGGCTGGTACCCATTCATGTTAAAATTCTTTTTAAGATTCGCAGGCAATCCCTTATAGACTTCTCTATCGTAATCATTTTTAGGGTTTTTCAGTCTTTCGATCTCGTATTCGCTTAAAACTTTTGCGTATACCCCTGTGGCCTCAAAGCCAGTTGTTCTGTGAGCAACTATATCATACGGGTTTAACAAAATATAACGAATAGGTATTTTGTTGACAGATACCGCCCCATAAGTTTTGGTCATTTTGATAAAATCCTCTGTATTAAATTTTCCATCAATCTTGTAAAAGAAGATGTTACCAGACCTATAATATTCTCTAAAGTATTGATCCCTTATTTTCCAAAGTTTAATTTTCCTAAACCACGCTTCAACGAAATCCCTAGATTTTCTACTTCCTCCGTCAAGGAATATTTCCGAATTGGCGAACTCGGCCATAATATCTATTGCGTTTCTGAATATTGCAACATTTGCATAAGCTTTCTGGCAAAGCTCTATTGTATCTCTAACGTTTATGCCGCTAGCTGCATAATCAAAAGGCAACAAGCCGTCTTGAATATTTGTATACTTATTTTTCTGGGGCACCTTGTGAACCCGATTTGACCGAGACCTAGAAGTGGCACCGCCTCCCGTGCGCGAATAACCTGCCTGAGCTACAGAATTAAAATAAGCTTCTCCTTCTAAGCTTGGAGTGTATGTACTATTTTGAAGCAAAGGGTTGGCGGCTAAAGTTTCCTCTATCGACTGCTTTTTTTCGAACTTACCCCAATATTCAGACTTCTTGGTATATTTTCTTTTCTCGGCCATTTGTTTTAGTTACACTAAAGTTGACAAAGTTACTTTCAAAAGTTTAAAAAGTGCTTTATTTAATGAATCTCGGCGTAAAGGTAACCTCAACTTCTTTAGGCTTAAAGTTCATAACGTCAAAGTATGTCTTTACCATCCAATTTCCTAATACTAAAGCGGAATAACTATCTTTTCTAGCCTTATCTCTGCCAGATTGCCTTTTTAAATTCGACGGTAAATCAAAAGTCTGAGTGCCTTGAGAGGTGGTCGTTATCTGAATAAGTGCGCATTCTACTTTTGTTAACTCTATCATATCTGATTGGTGCTCAACGAAGTCTATCATTTTAGCTTCTTTTGTCATTTTTTCACCATGGTCGGCAGTTTTCAGATACTTTAATTTCTCAATTGGTATTCTCTTTCTTCTTTGAGTTTGATATGATTCGTCTATCGCCTTGGACGCGAAAAATATTCTATTATGGTCAAAGTTTGATTGTAGCATCTCATTTGCCTGGCGAATCCAGTTGCTTGTGGGCTTTCTTAAATAACAGATTTTATTTTCGCTTTTGTTGTATTCGTTTCGGGCTTTTTGCAAATCACTGTTGTAGTTTTCGGGTTTTTCAAAATCTACTTCGATTGTTTTTAACTGCAACTTGTCTTTTTTAAATATTTCGCTTTCATTGCACGCGCTAATAAACTGGACTCCTCCAGCGTAATCACCTATAACTATAACCACGTTAAAATTTAACAATATATATGCAAAGTACCTGATATGGTCTTTCATTGTTGCGCCAGATAAAGCGTAGCTATGCACGACGGTTCCTGTTTGTTTTTCTGCGTTTAATTTAAAAACTTGAATTGCAAAATCATCTGAGCTTTCGCTTTCTGCCCAACTCGGATCAAAAGAAACTAAATATTCTGCGCCCGCTTCGCCAGAAATCTCGACAGAGGGATCTTCTCCGTCTGGAATCGTACAATCTGCCATTTTTGAAATTTTAAAATAACCACTACTGTCATCCGTAAAAACGGCCCCGAACTCTCGATCAAACTGGCTTTGGCTCATTGTTGATTTTGCTTGGTTAAGTAGATTTTGATCGTATAATTGCGTTGGCGCGCAATCATAAGAAAACTGCATGATCGTTCTGTGCGCGGTATCAGTAGACCCCTGGTTAAATATAAGATTTTCAAATTGAGTATACAGTTTATACATGTACTCGAACTTGTAAGAAGCAGAAGAAAGAGCAATAAGCTTATTGTTTGGCCACGAGTACCTTTCCTCCTCGGTCAGCTTTCCTTCGTCTATTAATTTAGTTTCTAAATTGTATAAATCTTCTCTTTGTGTTGGGTTTTCTACAACAGACAAAAACGGCACAATAACCTCGTTGTAAATTCTCTCTGGCATTAGCAAAAATTCATCAATAATAATCCTGTGAAACCTAAAACCGCGCAACTTCTCACCGTCACCTAAGGGCAGTGCTCGAATCCTTGATCGGCCAATCTCCATTAGCCATTCATCGTTGCTTTTGCTTTTTTTGGTGATGCATTGAGCAAACAAAGCGGCCTCGGGTTTTGCCGCAATATCTTCAATTTTCTTGAATATCATTTTTGCCTGCCTGAAGGACTTGGATAGAATTCCAATTTCAACTCCTTGGTTCAGCATGGCGTCTAGTGCCGCAAAGATAGCGGTGGTAAATGACTTTGACATACCACGAGACCAAACGCCCATATAGTAATCGGTTTCAAACATCGCCTTGACAGACATATGCTGAAACGGAAACAGTTTAATACCCATAAGCAAATCTACCGCGAAAGTAGTATTTTCCCTTAAGAATTGATATAAAAGTAATTTTGCTTCTCTTTCATCAAGGAACCCGAGGTTGGGGTTGAGAAGTCGCTCGTTTATATCGCGGTTTTTGTTCGGTCTTAGTTTTTGATTGCCTTCTTGCCAAGCCATAATTTCTTGCGTCTATATAGTATTGTAAATCGCAACGCCATATTTTTCTTCCAAAATATAAAATTCTTTGAATAATGTCAATTGACGTTGTTCTGTTTCCAGTAAAAACAAACTGACATGTTTCGGGGAATTCATGACACAAAGCTTTCATATTATGAAAGATAAATTTTAAGTTTGCGGGATGGGGGGCAAAGTGGTTTTGTTTTTTTATTTTTCTTATGTCGCTATCAATCACAATAAACACATAGCTGTCCATTGCCTTGGCCCTTGATATCTCGCGCCTGAATCTGGAATAGCCCTGAGACATGGTTGACTTAAAATCGCTTTCGCTTTTTCTCTCGACAAAAGTATAATCGTATCTACTTCCGCTTGCGGTATAGTCGGCAAAATCCAGGGCGAATTTTTTCGTATTCTTAAATGGTAATGGGTGGTTCTCTCGCGTGTCAACAACTATTTGTAAATCCTCAAAATCTTCAGCGTCAAAAAAGCTCTTTGGCAGTTTTCTGTAAAGCATTGGCGTTACTCCAGCTTGACTGCATGCATGAGAGTAGCTTGTGAAAAGCTTTTTGTAAATGTCTACGGTGGGCAGTTCGCTCAACAACAACTCAAGGTGCGTCGGGCCAAAATTAAGCTCTTTGTCTTTGATTCTTTTTTTAAGTTTACTTAGCGAATATTCTTTTACTTTTTCTGGCGAATTAGCATGGCACCATTTTAATAATTGACTATACGTAGAAAAATCTTTTTCAAAGTAGTCAGCTTTATTCTTGAAAGGAAGAAGCTCGCCAGTTAATAAGTTTTTTCGCGGAAAATGTTTTGTATAATAATCCGCTAAATTCATATCATGCATTTTGACATGCCTGTGCAAAGAGGCCTCTGTACTGAATTCTTTTTTACATTCTTGACAGTTAAATGACATCTTCTCTCCTTACTCCCAGCACTCTAGATTTCCAATCAGACATAGTCTCCAATTCGTCGGCCTCCTTTTTGATGATTTGCTTTTGCATCTCTGCCATCTTAACCATAATGGCGCGCTGTTCTTCTTCCTGGAATAACTGCACTATGTTCAATACGCTTGCCGTCTGTTCGTTTCTTGAAGCAACTCTTTTAGCGCGATCACCATTTAGCTTGGTAATCAATTTATCCATTCGCGAAGCACACTGGTTGTATTCTTCGCTTTTTGTTTTTAAAATTTCTGTCAACCTAATTGTAAACTCTTGTTGATCCTGCGCTTCATCAAACATTGAATTAAGTTTTGCTTTTTGGTGTTCAATATGCTTAAGATTAATGTAATCCATACATACATTTATATACAAATTAATCTCATCAGAAGTTAAATCAGGTTTGTCCCAAACACATCTGACAAACTCTGCTTCAAACAGCTCTCGATCCTCC